GGCTGAGCAGATTATATCCTGAGCTGCACGAACCGGTAGGGACAGAAAAGATTCTGACTCAGACCGTTACATTTCAGGTCACTGATGACTGCAATCTGGCATGCAAGTATTGTTACCAGACACATAAGGGCAAAAAGAAGATGTCGTTTGAAACAGCGAAGAAAATGGTTGACCTTTTACTGTCTGGAAATAAGGGTGTGGGCGATTACATAAATCCTCAAAAAAGCCCTGGGCTTATCATTGATTTTATTGGTGGGGAACCCCTGCTGGAGATTGAATTAATTGACCAGATCTGCAGCTACACGATTAACAGGATGATCGAATTAAACCATCCGTGGCTGACGAGAACGATGTTTTCCATATGTTCGAATGGAGTGTGCTACTTCGAACCGGAAGTACAGAGAGTTTTACAGAAATGGAATCAGCGCCTGTCTTTTTCTGTGACTGTTGACGGAAATAAAGAACTTCACGATTCCTGCCGGGTATTTCCGGATGGGCGGCCATCTTATGATCTGGCAATTTCAGCGGCGAAAGATTGGGTAAACAAAGGTGGATATATGGGTAGCAAGGTTACGATAGCTCCTGCAAATGTGATGCATGTGTACGATGCAATTACGCACATGATCGATCTTGGATATAACGAGATCAATGCAAACTGCGTCTACGAAGAAGGATGGCAGATGATCCATGCAACGGTTTTTTATGACCAGCTGAAGAAGCTTGCAGACTATATCTTGGAACACAATCTTGATATGGAGAATGATTATTACATTTCACTGTTCGAGGAAAACTTCTTTCACCCGAAGCAGCCTGACGACCTTGAAAACTGGTGCGGTGGGAATGGCGTAATGCTTGCTGTTGATCCAGATGGAATTATCTATCCATGTCTGAGATATATGGAAAGCTCTCTGGCGGGGCAGCAGGAACCATATAGTATAGGAGATGTGGATACAGGAATCTGTCAGACGGAATGCGACAGATGCCGCGTAGAATGCTTGAAGAAAATTGACAGGAGAACACAGAGCACAGACGAGTGCTTTAACTGTCCTGTCGCAGAAGGCTGTAGTTGGTGTACTGCATACAACTATCAGGTGTTCGGTACACCGGATGCAAGAGCAACTTATATTTGCGATATGCACAAAGCACGTGCGCTGGGAAATATCTATTTCTGGAATCGCTATTATGAGAAAAATAATATCGACAAGCATATGGAGAATCATGTACCAGAAGAATGGGCACTTAACATTATCAGCAAACCTGAATGGGATATGCTGTGCAGTTTATAACGATTTTCGATATTAAATAACAAAAAGCGATAATATCGGAAAAATGTGGTAAAAAAGAGAGGTGTTTTAAATGATAAAACAAGAAGTTATCTTTAATGTCAAAAACCTCAAGATTTCAAAAACGGAGAATATTTTCGCAACAGAAGGCATCAAAAATGTGTTTACGGCAGTATTTCAGTTTCATTCTACGGATTGGGATGGGCTGGCAAAAACAGCTGTGTTTGAAAACGCAGAAGGAACGAAAGAGCCAAAGCTGTTAGAAGAAGACAGATGTGATATCCCGGATAGCTTTTTTAAGACTTCCGGGGTTTGCTATGTTTCTGTAATGGCAGGAGACTTCATGGTGACAAATAAAGTTGCCATTATCGTAGTCAATGCCGGCTATACTTCTGGCGATACCGTAGCGGAAGCTAAGAACTACTTT